CTAATGGATGGGCATTTATAATACCAACTCATTCAACTTCTCCTTCACATGATTATTCTGTAGGGTATTGTTATAATAATAATATAACCTCTCAGGAGAATGCTGAGAAAAATATGTTGGAAATGTTTGATGTTGATATAACTAGACATATCAGTTATAAAAACTATATTGCTAAGAATCCGGTGATTGATAATCGTATATTTTTAAATGGGAATAGGTTATTTTTTTTAGAACCTTTAGAATCTTCATCATTAGAATCTTATTTGCAATGGACAAGATTTTCTTATGATGCTATTATTACAAATAAAAGATCTATTGATAGTATTAAAGATGAGATTAGACGTTATATAGAAAAAGTACAGAATTTTATTTTATGGCATTATCACTTTGGATCTCAATATGATACTTCTTTTTGGAAATATGCACAAACATTAAAATTTAAAGATGTCGATTTTAATTTAATATTAAAAAACATTAGGAAAGCATCTTTTTCATTGGATTTTCCTCAAGAGCGATATGCTCAATGGTTCTCTTCTTCTATTAAGAATTGGGAAGATGGAATGGATGTGTTATAATTATTATAGGAATTAATCTATTATGTTAGATTCAAATTTAAAACGAACAAAACAAAGAGCACAAGTTAAATCTAGATTTTATTATCTTTTTTGGGGTGCGGCTACCGTATCAGTATTTGCCGGTCAAATATATGTTGGATCTGGATATCGTCAGATGTCGAGGGCATTTAATAGAATTATTGATACTATTGTGGTAGAATTGTATAAGGAGTATGGAGATGATCCAATGATCGTTCCTTATACTAATAAAGATGGAACTACTTATTACTAATGAAAGAAACTGAAAATTACGAACAACTTCTAGAACGTTTTTATAAAAGAACCACACAACTAGAAGATAGACAAGTTGAATTGGAAGATGCTTATCAGGAGTATATGAAACTTGATAGGGATCTAGATCGTTTGAAAGGATCTATTCAAGCGATTGAATATTGTGCTTATGGTAAGATGCCAGGTGATGGTAATCATGATAAGTTTAAAGATCATAAACCCACTAGACATGGGAATTTAGATGCATTGGATTAATGAAATTAACTCAGAAAATTATTGATGATTTAACGATAGCATTAGCACATACAAAGAAAGATGGTACGGAGAATTGGTTAGATGATGATGAAATCGATGTATGTGTAGGTGGTACATTTGCTGCTGATAGATTCATTTCATTGATTAATCGACGTACTAATCCTCGTCCTCAATCAAAATGAATAAGTTAAAGGGAGTGGATTATGTTATTCTTTCCTTATTATATTTGGAATACTTTATTCAAAAATGTTTATGCCTTCCTTATCATCTCTATATGAAATTTGATTATTGGAACTTTAATCGTAAACTACCTAAATGACTGAAGAAGAATTAGAAAAAGAACGTTATATTGATGATGATTGTAATGTAGTTGCTCATTATTATAGAGCAAAAGTGATGCATCCAAATATTCCTTTTTATCTTCAAGATGAGAGGGGTAATACTCTTGAGTTTGGATGGAGTCTTATCTATGAGTATATTTCTAATATATCATACTATCCTGATTGGTAATGAAATCTTTGAAATCTTTGAAAACTCCTCTTAGATATCCTGGCGGCAAGTCTCGTGCTTGTACCAAGATGGATCCATATTTCCCCGACCTTCGTAATTATGTGGAGTTTAGGGAACCATTTTTGGGTGGAGGAAGTGTAGCACTTCATGTAACAAAGAAGTATCCTCATTTAAGAATTACAGTTAATGATTTATATGAACCTCTGATAAATTTCTGGGTTCAATTGCAAATGTTTGGTGATGAATTAACGAAGAAATTAAAGGATTATAAATCAACTCACCCAGATCCTGTATCGGCAAAAGAACTTTTTCTAGAATCAAAGGAAGCAATTAATAAAACTGATCTTGATTGTATAGAAAGAGCCGCAGCATTTTATATTGTTAATAAGTGTTCGTTTAGTGGATTAACAGAGAGTTCTTCCTTTTCAAAACAAGCATCTATTTCTAATTTCTCTATGAGAGGGATTGAGAAATTACCTGGATATTCAGAATTAATATCTCATTGGCATATCAATCAGTTTTCATATGAGTATTTGATGGAAAATAATATTCATGATGAATTATTCATGTATCTAGATCCTCCTTATGATATTAAGGATAATCTCTATGGAAAGAGTGGATCTATGCATAAGGGATTTAATCATGATGAGTTCGCAAAGGTTTGTGATGAGCATGACATTCCTATGCTTATCAGTTATAATTCAGATCAGTTGGTCAAAGATAGATTCAAGAACTGGAATGCTGCGGAGTTTGATTTAACTTATACAATGCGTTCGGTTGGAGAATATATGAGAGATCAAAAAGAAAGAAAGGAACTTTTACTTTTTAATTATGGAATTGAAGGATTGGCTTAATTCTATTAACTTTAATAAGAATAATCTTATTGAGGAAGATCCTTCTGAGATAAAAGATTATCCTCCTTATATTATTAATCGTTGTCTGAGTGGACATTTAGATTGTATTATGTTTGCAAATGAGATGAATAGGTATCCTGACCTAGACAAAGATATGCAATATAATTTTTATCTAAATACACTTAGGAAAAAGAAGAGATTTTCTCCCTGGCTCCGTAAGGATAAAGTCACGGACCTCGAAATCATCAAACAATACTATGGTTATAGTAACGAAAAAGCATCAAATGCTTTGAAAATATTAACCCCTGAACAAATTAAATTTATTAAACAACGACTTGAAACTGGAGGATCTAAATGACTACTACGGTAGAACCTGAAGTCAGGTGGTCTCAAGACCAAATGGTAGAAGTAACTCTTAATGAACCAGATGATTTTCTGAAGGTTAGAGAGACATTAACAAGAATTGGTGTAGCATCAAGAAAGGAAAAGAAACTTTACCAAAGTTGCCATATTTTGCATAAGCAAGGTAAATATTATATCGTGCATTTTAAGGAATTGTTTGCACTTGATGGGAAACACGCTAACCTTACTTCTAACGATGTTCAGCGTCGGAATCGCATTGCTCAGCTTCTTTCTGATTGGGGTCTCGTATCTGTAGTAAAACCAGATTCAATTTCTGATATTGCACCACTTAATCAGATTAAAGTTCTTTCTTTTAAAGATAAAGGTCTTTGGGCTTTGGAGCAGAAATACAACATTGGTAAGAAAGGGAAGACACAAGAAGAATAATGATTAACACTATATTATTAATCCTTTTGGTGATCGTTAATTACTCTAATTTCTATCTTACTCATATTCATGGTAGAAAACCGAAGAAAATAAGTCGGTATTCAACCCCTCCTTTAGGTCATCATCGTGTATAATTAGTAGTGTACGCCGAAAGGGTACACACAACACAAACTCGCTTAATAAGGAGCTACTATCATGACTAATTTAGCAAGGTATCATGCTGCAAATCTTCCAGAGTTACTGGATAAGATTAGTAAGAACAGTATTGGAATGGACGATTATCTAAATCGTTTCTGGGATCTCGACACTACTTCTAATTATCCCCCTTATAATATTGTTCAAGTAAATAATGTCGAATCGAGATTGGAAATCGCACTCGCGGGATTCAAAAAGAAAGAAGTTAAGGTCTACACAGAGTTTGGAAAACTACATGTGGAAGGCAAAAAAGAAGTTAAAGAAGCAAATGGAGAATTTGTCCATCAAGGATTGGCCCAGCGGCCTTTCAATAGGGTCTGGACACTCTCAGATGATACCGAAGTACGAGGAGTTGAATTCACCGATGGATTGCTCGTGGTACAATTGGGAAAAATAGTTCCCGATCATCATACTCGTAAAGAGTATCTCTAAATAGATATGAGTTCGAGATGGAGAGGACCTTTACGGTCCTCTTTTTTTGTGCTAAGATACTTATAGGTAAAAATATGTTATGACCATTAAGTTATTACTATTGAAGTCTGGAGAAGATGTTATTGCTGATGTGACAGAAATGGCATCAGGTAAAGAAAAGAATAGTAGAATTGTTGGATATTTTCTTAATAAACCTTGTATTGTAAAAATGCAAGATCCTAGTGGGATGCCCGATGATGGAGCTGTAAGTAAATCAGGATTTAAAGTATCATTGTTTCCTTGGATGCCTCTTGCTCAAGAGGAAACAATTCCCATCACTGTTGATTGGGTTATAACTATGGTAGAACCAGTAGTAAAATTAAAACAAATGTATGTGGAGGACATTGTAAATCATGGACAAAGTAATCAAAGTAATAGCACTAGAGCATCAGATTCTGATAAGTGAGATTGAAGAAGTAGGGTCGGCAGATATTGGCGAACCTGATTGCAAATTAATTACTCCTTATGTTGTTAAGAATACGGAACCACATACCTTAGAACCTTTTTTATGGGGGGTTACTAAGGAAACTACTTTTATGATGGGTTCGGATAAGATAATTACTCTTGCTGAACCAACTCCTACTTTGTTGGAAAAATATTTAGATCTTACTAAGGAATGATAGAGACTATTTTTTCTAATTATTTTTATTCTCTAATTACTCCTCCCAATAAGGAAGAACTTTTTACATCTATTAGAGATGCTAAAGTTAATGAAGAAATAACTCAAAACATGAAATGGTATGATGAATGTAAAGTATATGTGGAAGCACTTGATCCTCGATCTATTGGTCCAGTTCTATTAGATACTTTAAATATTTTCTTTGAAGAAATAGGAGTGGCGAATGATGAAAATTTTTCTAAGATGCGATTAACATCTATTTGGAAGAACACTTATGAGAAGGGTTATTATCAGGATCTTCATGATCATATGTGTGGAGGAGAAATGGCAGACTTATCAGGATGTATTTTTTTAAATGATCATCGTAAGGATTCTTCTAAATTTTATTTTTATAATAGACACTCATCTGAAATTTCTGCATCTTGGAGATATATTATGGATAAGATTGATCTATCTTGGGAAAGTTATGATATAATACCAAAGTCGGGGGACGTATTATTATTTCCCTCACATATGTTGCATGGGGTTACCGTACATAAAATAGATCAACCCCGTACTACTGTTTCTTTTAATATTAAATTTAAATGAGATTTTATACTAATGTTCAATTGATCGGTAATCAATTCCTCGTGAGGGGAGTAGATAATGGTAA